CAGCATCCCTAAGATCTTTTTTACTTTTATTTTCAATTAATTCTACTTGTTCATCAATTTTTTTTTTTTTGAACCCTTCTTGTCGTAGGGTTTGCCTTCTGTGTTTTGAATTGCAACTTCTTTGGGAACACCAGAAGCAATCATCCTAGCAATCCTGACATCTCTGAAGTCATTATCGCCATCAGAATCCTGATCTACTTTCTTCTCACTAAGATCTCTAATGTTTTTGTTATATTGATCCCAAGTTTTCATTATTGAAAAATCTATACTTCTTAAATTTATTTATATTATTTTTTAACTGTATATGCTTTCTGACCTTTTGCTAAAAACTTAGAGTTTGTTTTTATTGCTCCAGGAGTCATCTTAGAAACATATTTAAAAAATCCAGTAGTACCAACAAGAGTATTTGGTTTTCCTGGTTCTCTCATCATTCTATCCATTTTAACTTCAGTATATTCCTTGATATCTCTTAACCAAGACTTAAACATCATTCCATTCTCAGTTAGACAAATGATATGATTTGTTCCCCTACGAATAATTTTACCAACCATTCCAGTATTAAGGTTTTCTACAATATCTCCAATATTAAAAATAGATCCGTTTACATAAGATTCCCTAAGAGATTCCATATTCAACTTTGGTGCAATCTCCCAAAGTTCAGTTTCCTCATTGATATCCATGGATCTTCTTACAACCGAATACAGTTCTCTTTTCTGCATTGGTTTCAAAGTATCTGGAATACCCTTTGCAAATGCTTGGTAATTTCCATCTGCAGCATATGATCTCATTTTGGAAGCAGACATTCCTGATACTCCTTCCGAGTCAGGATCTCGTGCTCCTCCAGAAAGAACTACGATATTTTCAAAATCATACATTTCGGACCCATTATATTTTTGGGCAAGACCTTGAAATTCAGATAAACGATCCTGTCCAACCATAATGGTTGCGTTTGAATATCCGTCACCATATGCATTTGTGAGAACATCAAAAATTGTTTTTGCTTCAGAATCATTGACAATCTGTTCCTTATAATTAGGGAACATTTGTCTCATATAATTAATTTTAATTCCAGGATCAAGAGGATTTTTCTTAGCGTCTTGAGTTCTGCTTGGATAGATTTTTAATTCTGAATTAGTTCTCTTTGCTTCTCTTGCAGCAGCATCTAAAAGTCTACCATGTCCGATAGTTGGAGGATTAAATCTACCGAATACAATTACAATTCCACCAGCATCCTTTTTCTCTGCTTCAGGTTCTTGTGCAGATACTGGTTTCTTTCCTAGGGGTTCTTGAGCGACTTGTTGTTTTTCTTGTTGTGGATCTTCCTGCGGTGCTCCACCTGCACCAAAGAATTTTAATTTTCCTTGTACAGTTTTAGCGACAAGATTTCCCTTGGCATCATACCAATCACCGTGTCCATCACCAACTAGATTCATTAACTTTGCCTGTCTTGAGGCAGAAGTTTCGACTGCTTCTTTGATGAATTGACCGAAAGATTTCATAATTATTTCTTAGGTTCTTTTATACCAATATATTTTATTTATCCCATTGCTTTTGTACAGTAAAATTGGCATAGGAAAACTGCCGACGATTGACAAGTTTAAATGTACCAAAACGGTTACTCATTACATATCCCTCATGAGTGGTTGGTTCATCACCAATGAAACATTGTACATCTTCCTTAGACTGAATCCCTTCCATGAGTAGATGTTTAATATAAATCAAAAGTTTATAAAGAAAAGTTAGTCTCTTACTCATACCAGCACAAGACAAATCTTTCTGCAAACGAATACAATGGTTAACAGATTTTTTTAATTCTTGTCCTTCTTTTCCTTCAGGAAATCTAACAAAATTGACAACCAGATCTGCAATACCAAGAAGGTAATCAATCCGACTACGACGGGAGGTAAAGGATGCATCACAATTCACAAAATAAACAGAAGAATCGGAATCAGAAAGATTACCATTGGAACTGCCAATAAAGTTTGCTTCAAGTTGTTTGATCGTTGGGCCAGAATAAGATGTATGACAAACAGCAACAACAGAAGACTGAAGTACATCTTCGCATTGATCAAAGTTATAGGTAAGAGTATTAGGCGTAAAGCATACTTCACCCCCATAACCAATAAAATCACACTGATAAATCCCTTTAATGTTCTTCGGGAACTCAGAGAGGCAGGTATGAAGAATTGCAGCAACCTTTTGGTTGTTGCCATGATTCTTCTCGATGTCTGAGTGAGTATAATTGATCTTAACTTTGACCTTATTGAATACACTTTTCGTACCTACAAAGAACTTATCGTTCTCAGGATTGATACCGAAAACAATAGCAGGTGCTCCATCCCATTTGACGGAAACATTGTTGTTTTTCTCACGGAAAAACTTAATGACTTGACGAGCGCCATCCAATCCTCGATTGAGGATAGCGTCTTCTGGATGCTCAAGGTGTGTGTTTTTCATGATGTCATTATAGCATCTAAAGAATCATACTGTGATCCTGGTGGACACTTTTAAAATTGAACATGGAGAATAGCGGACTCGAACCGCTGACATTCGCCTTGCAAAGGCGCTACTCTACCAACTGAGTTAATTCCCCAAAAGCGGAGAGGGTAGGATTCGAACCAACGGAAGCTTTCACTTCGGCAGTTTTCAAGACTGCTGCCTTAAACCACTCGGCCACCTCTCCAGGTATAAATCACATTATACATGATAAAATTAAATTTGTCAATCAGTCAAATCTCGAAGACATGTTATCTTGAGATTTCTTAGCAGAAGCACGACGCATTGCTACTTTTTGAGCAGGAGATTTTGGAGCGCCGTATTCACCAGCAACAGGTGGTTTCTTACCTGGTTCTTTCTTTTGTCCTCTTGGTTGAACACCAAGTCTTCCACTTCCCATCGATTTGGCAACAAATTCGAATGCCTTATCGCGTGGTTTTCTTGGAGTTCCAGCAACTTTATCTTCCTTTCTTCTTTCATCAAGAAGTTGATTTTCTTTCAAATGATCTGCTGCTCTGTATAATTTAGTGTTGCCTGCCTTGTATGCCTGATATGCTTTAGTGTTTGCTTTTTTATCAGCATTGGTTATGACATAACGATCATCTTTTGGTTCTTCTTTCTTTTTTCCACCACCATAAACTGCTTCTCCCATATTGAGTTGTTTTTTCTCATTAGGAGTTAAAGCACCTCTCTGAGCACCTCTTGCTGCTTGCTTTGCTTTCACCTTAGGATCATCGGACTTGTGGGCATATCCATGAAGTCCAGGATTTGAAGAAGCAGTGCTACGGAAATCACCTCTTTGTGATCTAGCATATCTAGATCTTTGCGCTTCCTTGTTTTTATCACCATAAGTTGGTCTATTCTCTAATGAAGTTGCTCTATCTGCTGCTTCACCACCACCTGCTCTTTTGCGAAGTTTGGTTTCATCGTAACCACGCTTTGCCATCGCAGTTGCTTCATCAATTTCAACCTCTTCCATTGCTTGCTTGCGAATAGTAGCAAAATAAACTTGCTTACCTTTTTCTGCACCATATTGCTTAACCATTGATGCTTTCATTCCAGAATCATCATATTTTGTTTTTAATTTACCTTCTTTCTTTTTCTCAGCAGCAGTCATTTTTGCTTCATAGATATCAAGCATCAATTGATCCTCAAGTTTTAAAATAACTTGATTTGCCCCATCAACATCAGATGCAAATCCTTCAGAAATAATATATTCACAAACTACATCATAAAAATTTTCACGATAATTATTTGTATACTCAATCTCTTCCTTTACTGGATCATTTGATCTTGATCTCCATTTACCACCATATTCCTTTTCCATTTGATTTCTCATACCTTTAATTGCTTTCTTCCTTACTGATGCTTTAGGATGATCAGATACATTTTCTAATGGAGTTCTTCCACTTGGTGCTTCACCTCTTTCTGGATCGACAAATGCTTCATTATAATTATTTTGATGCTTTGGATCTTTTCCAATACGCTCAAATCTTTCCTTTTCTTTTTGTCTGGTAATTGCACTTACAATCTTAGCAGACTTCTTTGCAGAATTAATTTTTTTCTCTCCCTTAGATGACAAAGATTGACGAGCAAGATTTCCTGCACGACGATACATTCTATTTTCTTTATCTCTATCAATTTCCTTATATCCCTCTTCTACTTCTGTACCCTCAGATAAAAACTGATCTTTTTTTGTAGTATGGACAGAAGAATATAATTCTTTTAAATTTTCTAAAGAATTTCTATTGTAAATCATTTCTAAAGACAGTACTTTTTTCTATGTGTATTTATAAAAAAAGAGGAGTCCGAAGACTCCTCCCTGTAGTTATCTTCTTATTACCTATCAAATTGCTTCATTTAAAACAGAAAGTTGATGCTCATAAACTTCATGAATAGTATCAGAATCAAGGTTAACCATCAGTGCTTGTGCATGATCAAAATCAGAAGCAAATCCCTCATCAAGTAAGTATGCAACTACTGCATCAAATGCATCGAGTTCTCCACCTTCTTCCTTGAGTCTTCTTGCAAGACCAAGAAGTGCTCCACGAGCTGCTTTCTTGAGACTTCTCTTTGCCTTTCCTGGTGCTTCTTTTGCAGAAGTCATTGCAGCAGATGCCTTTCCTTTCGCTCTTTCTACTTTTGCCGCTACTCTAGATTTTACATCTTGTGCAACTTTTGAACGAAGTTCTGCTCTTCTTTCAGAACCTCTAGTTGTAGATGCCATCTTAGCAGTTTTAGCGGAACCTTTTAATGGTTTTCCTGCTTTTGAAGTGTAGAGATCTCTCTTACCTGCATATGAAACTAGTGGTTCATGAACTTTTTTCTTAGCAGTCTCAACACCACTAGCAACCTTTTCCTTGCCGCTCTGGACTTTTGCCTTTACCTTAGCAACTCCACTTCTCATGGATGCCTTAACTTTTTCAACTCTTTCTTTTCTTGCTGCTGACTTCTTTCTTGCTTCAGTTTCTTTAGTAGTTTGTGCCGATTGTGCTGCTTGTTGTGCTTTAAACTTAGAACGCATTTCCTTTTGCTTATCGGTCATGCGTGCTTCCGAAAGAAAATCTCCATCAGCATCGTCTTCGAATGCTTCTTCAATTTCCTCAATATCATAACCTTCATCCAGAAGACCTTCAATAACTTCTTCCAGAATTTGTGATAATTCTCTATCAGAAATAAGATCAAGTTCCTCAAGATTATCTGATTCTACTCCTTCGGTCAATTGAGAATTATATACCGATTGATAAGCGAGATTAATTTCCTTTAATTGTTGGGAATTCATTTTACTACTTTAGTCTTTTTTTTTATTTATAATTTAATTAATGTTTTCTACCTAAATGACCGCCAGATTTATTAGTTGCTTTATTTCTTATATTTCCACCAGACTCTCCACTTCTTCCAGATCTTCTATCACCAAATCTTCCACCAACAGATGTTCCTGGTAATTCACCTGCCGACGAAGATATGTTTGATAAACTGCCAGATCTACCTCTAGTATCTTTTGGTTTTGATGCTCTACCAGTATTAACTTTGGTTTCCATTCCAGAAGTTCTACTCGTTCTTGGATCTTTTGCTTTAGATACTTCATCAGCACCAAAAATAGCAGATTTCATTTTCCTAACTCTCTGCAAATTTGCTACTATTTTTTGTGGATCACTTTCCCTTTTTTTGGAAAGTTGTGTCATCTTTTGTTTTGCAGTATCTGATGGACTTTTTTGACTGCCAGACAACTTCCCACTATTCCAAGCAATTTCCCTTTCCTGCAAATTATTGCACTCAAATATAAATTGAGAAAAAGTTTTCATTTTTATTTTTATTTATTTAAAAACCCCTCCAGTAAACTAGAGGGGTCATAAATTATTTTTTATTTACTGCGTCTTCCATTGCTGCATCAAGATTGGTAATAACTTCACGAAGATTAAAAATCCTTTCTGGAATTGCTGGTCCATCAGTATAACCTTCTTGTGCGTCAATTAGAGATAGAAGAACAACTTTAGATTCTTCAAGACTCATCTCAAGAACTACTTTAGTGCTCACAGATCTCCCTCCGCACGATTTTCAGAATAGTAAACATCAAAAGAACCACCAGGATAACGCTTCTCAAGTTTAGTCACATTCTTTGCGATCACTTCATCAATAGAAACTCCGAGTGCCATACATGCCTGTGCAACATACCACATCAGATCTCCAAGTTCAATAATCAAGTGATCTTTGTTATCTTGATTCCATGGTTTACCTTGAAAGATCATCTTCTTAATAATCTCAAGAAATTCACCGCCTTCTGCGTTAATGCCAACACCAGCGGTTAGAAGACGCTCAATGTTTGCACCTTTCTCATCCAGTTGAACAAGACGATCAGAGAGAGCGAGAAAATCAGTAGATGCTTCAGAAGTAACAGCATCTACAAACTCAGCATACTTATTAAAGTCAACAGATTTAGTCATAGTTTCAGTCATCAAAATTTCAATCCAGAGAATTTTTTAGTTAGTTTATTTTCTTCATCATTATACTCGTCTTCTTGTCCAGAGTCAAGTATGTCTTTTTGTGCAGATTGTTCACAGTCATACAAACGCATCTTTGCACGATCAATCCCAAGAACAAACCTTTTATTAACTGTAGGATCATTGTAACGATTCTTCAGTTGTTTTACCATAATTTGTCCAAGACCTTCAAGTTCTTCTGTAGAAATAAGGGCAAACATAAGATCAGCAGTAGCAGGAAGACCAAAGGATTCACTAGTATCAGTAAGTTCAACATCACTACTACCGTAACCAGAACGAGTAGTTTGTGTTGCAGATACGATGGGAACATTTGCTTCAACTGCAAGACCTCTAAGTTCTTCAGCAATCGCTTTAATATAACTATAGGAATTGACGGAAATGCCAGACTTATATCGTGAGGAAGCACATATATTAAGGTAATCAATGAAGATAATATCAGGTTTAAATGATTTCTTAAGTGCTAACTCATTAATAAGTGACTTAAAGTGCCCACTGTGTGCAGATGCAGTTGGGTACTCTTTGATGATTAGAGTTCCTTGAGTTTTCTTAGATAGGTTTGTAACTTTATTTTCAAACATATTACGAGGAATACTTTCAATCTCCTGGATATTAATATTCAAAAGATTAGAATCGATCCTCTCTGCAATTCTTTCCTCTGCCATCTCCATGGTAATGTACAAAACATTTTTACCTTGAAGCAAACAAGCAGAGGCAACATGACACATAAAAAGTGATTTACCAACTCCAGTGCCAGCAAGAGCAATATTCAATGTCTTATTTGGTAGTCCACCTTTGGTAATTTTATTAAAGAACTCCAAATCGAAAGGAATTTT